TGTCTACCCAGCTATCCTCGTGGTCGGTCTTCATCAGCCGTGCGGCTTTGACCATGAGCATACACAGGACAAACTGCTTCTCAGTTACTTCTGTTTCCAGAATAACAGACCACAGCTTGGCTACATCTTGAAAGTTCTTATGTGCATCGCCGTAGTCGCGGTCGCGGTCCCCGTTGATCAGGGACTCTGCTTTTTTTAAAATTTCATCGCGTTTCATATTAAATCATAACTCTTTGCTAGGTCTTGTGGTTCCACAAGATACAGGTTTTCCTTTGTACGGGTAACGCCCACATAGAATACGCGGTGCGTATCGTCAGGGTCTTTTCTAAACGCTTCTTCTGATGCCGTTGATAGGTCCGTGAACAGCACGACGTTATCCGCCTCGCCGCCCTTTGAGCCGTGGATCGTGGACACCTTGATGCGAGGCTCTGCGTTGAACTTTTCACCGCGGCGCAGTAGAGCCGTGATGTACGCTCTTTCGGTGGACGGTATGTTGTCCATCGCTTCATGCCAGATGCAGTCTCTGATGTCGGACTCCAGCCTAGCTGTACCCACTATCTGCACTAATTCCATAAGCCCGTGGTCCGCGATTAGTTGGTCGAGCGTCACTAAGTCCTCATCACCAAGTGCAGGCAGTTTTTTAAAGCCTCGCTTCAATCGTTCTTTGGTAGACATATAACTATATATGGTACGAGCCACTGCGCCGGTCACCTCACGGCCTTTGCGTAATTGCTCCCAGCCGTTAACAGCCTCGCTCACCTTTTCTGATATAGACCGTGTTCCGCGGTAGTCGAACAGGTAGCCGTCTGTCTTGAGCTCTGTTGCTACGGGGGCCAGCATATAACCGGCTTGCGCCAGTATCAGCCAAGTGCCTTCACTCATATCCAACTCGTTCACCGCGTATATGTTACGAACAGTACCCATAAAGTCCCTAGCTTTGTAAGTTTTAGGGTAACGACGGTGTATCCGGCTGGCTACCTTGCGAGCTAGGAAGTGAACTGCCTTGGGTATGCGGTAGGACTGTGACAGGGTTTCGGATGCGCCCTCAAGATTGATAAACTGGTCAACGTCGGCACCGGCCCAGCGGTAGATGGCTTGATCGTCATCACCAGCGCAATACATACGGTCTGACTTGGCGTCCAGTGCGTGAGCTATGTCCCACTGCAAAGCGGACAGGTCCTGCGCTTCATCCAGAAACGTCAGGGCAAAGCGCGGGCAGTAGTGTTCTGCCCCTTGTGCAAACTGCTCCAGCATATCGGTAAAGTCGTACATTTCATTCTGCTTCTTGTATTCAAGCAAGGACTTGGCGACGTAGTTTACAGTGTTCCAAGACTCTTCGATGTCTGTCTCGTTATACTGTTCGCGCAAATCTATCTTACGAAGCCGTGCCAGATTGATGACGCCCAATATGGGGTCGTTAGCTTTTACTATGCTGGGTATATCGTCGTTATAGTCGATCCGCTTGTCTGTAGAAAGCTCAAAGCCCATGATTTGGCTGAGTTCTCTGTAATTCTCTTTCTGCATCACTTGATCTGTGCGTATGTCGCTCATGGCAAGAGACATACTATGCAGGGTGCGAAAGAAGGGTAGCTCCTTCGGGTCTAAATTAAATTTTGCCGCCGCCCTGTCCCGCGCTTCTTCCGCGGCCTTACGGGTAAACGAGAAGAACCCTATCTGGTTTGGCAGTACGCCTGCACCAAGAGCCTTCTCCACCTGATTAATCAGCGTGGTTGTCTTGCCTGTTCCGGGGGGTCCGAAATACCTAAACAAAAGGCTTGTCCCAGTTCTTTGTGTGCTCGGCCAAGGCTTTCTTGGCCTGTACGATTTGATACACACGTTGTCTGGACAGGTTAAACATCTTGCCAATGGCGGCTAGCGTCATCATGTTTTCTTTATATAAACGCCAAATCTCTGTGTTACGCTCAAAGTTCTTCATCATACAACTCTTCTATGTCTGACATGTGCTTGATAAAAACAGGGGTTTTGTCCCCAACATAGGACCCCACCACGTTAAACCACATAAACTCATGGGCCTCATCGGGCTCCATGTTGTCGCGGTCTATAAGAACACCAACGCATTTATCAAAGTCGTAGGCTACGACATCTTCCTGACCAGCGCGGTGAGCTATACCCATAAAGGCTTTTTCAAATCCATCGGCTAATAACATTAGAAAGGCACCTCCGTTGTTTCAAAATCTTTTAACGTAATGTCTACATCTGCACTGTCGAAGGCGGGTATCTCCCAAACACGAACTACCCGTCCCTTTATCTTTAACTGAATAGCAGAGCCCTCAATGTCCCGCAGTCTCTGCGCTATACGGTGTGACTTGTACTCAAAGAACTTGTTCTTCTTCAAGAAGCTTTCAAAGTCCCTCAACCGGAAATAAGTCTTACCGGTTTCCTCATCAGTCCACGGCTTACGAAGCAGTATTTCTTCACGGTCTTTTGCTTGCTGTAGATGACGGCAGAACTCTTCCAAGTAGTCGTAGAACTGACCGCTAACGCTTGCGTCCTCTGACACCTCCATGATAGCAGACTCGTTGTCTCGCATCTCTGTCATCATCGCAGATATACGTCCCTCCCAGACTATCTTGCTAACAGTGCGAGGCATGAAGCTGAGTTGCTCCATACAAGCCTTTTGAAACGCGGGTTGAGACAGCAGGGCCTCTGTGTCTAGCTCTAACGGCTCACCGTTTACATCCATAAACCATACGGGCGGGTTGGAGTTATACTTTCTAAGGTTTGCAACGATAGCCCCTTGAACCGCGGCACCTATGCCGTGCTTTCTGGTCATGCAGAGCTCTTTGTTACAATGTGTAACAATAGGCGCGTCGCTACAACGGTAAGCGTATTCCTTCTTTTCAAGCTGCTTGGCTATTATGTTGATCTCATTAAGAGGCAGAGGCGGCGACAAGAACTCGTTGTTATACCGCAACAGTTCTGTGTCCCAGCTATCTGGAAACGCTTTGCGAAGATACACACCTATATTGAACAGGCCGTTGTTGCGCCCGCCCTCGCTAATTAGCTCTTTACACAGATGCTGTAGACAAGGCGGACCGTCACGCATGACGATTGCACTCTTATCACTGTCCGATAGCTGTAGCTTCACTATCTCTTCAGGAGTCTGCTTATACTTTTCGTACTGAGCGATAAAATCATCCAGCGTGATACTGACACCCTTGTCATCAAATCCGTAGCGCAAGCCGTCTTCAGCGTCGTAGTACGGTAGGTTTAGAAAATTACCAACATCGCCGCGGTCTAGGTGCAACTTGACCTGCTTTGGAAATATCTCACTGCCACCGTAGCCAAGTGCCGCCGACACCTGTTGCAAAGTGGATTGCATATCCTTGGCGTCTATCCACTCTGTGGTAAACAAGAAGCAGTGCGCCCCGCCGGATTTAGAACGGGTCACAACTAACGGAAGCTTGAGCTTCCGGATCTTTTGTATCAACAGCTTATGATCTAACGGGTACTGATCTACGTCGATACAGCCCCAGACACACTTGTTCTGCTCGTTGATTGGAATAATACCAATGGCTAGACCTTTACCTGATAGGTGGCCTTTCCATAGTTCCGTGGTCCGTGGTTCACGTATAATAGCCGCCTTACCGGAGTTCTTCCCATTCGACTGGGTTTTCTCAATCTTGTAAGTGCCATACGCCGCTTCAAGGCCGCGAAATATTTGCTGAAATTTTTCTACAGACATGTTTGCCCCCAAAGGAAGAGACGGCGGGATCAATGGTACAAACCCGCCGCCTCAACTGCTTAGAACGGTACGTCAGAGTCGTCGTTTGAGGAGTCCCCTGCGGCTTCGTCCTGATGCTTTACGACAACATCACCTGTTGTCACACTTTGGGCAAACGTCTTGGCTTGTCCGTATGTGCCAGCGTCTTGCACTGGCCCTTCAAGGCTCATTTCCCACCCGTGCCAACTTCCTTTGCTGTTTTCTTCTGACACGGTCTTCAGATTGTAAACGTGGCTGAAACGTGGTGGGGTAAACGGGCCGTTTTTGCCCTGCATTACCCGTGACGAGATCATGCTATTCCACTTACGGCTTTTCTTTAACTGCGTGGACTTCATCGCAATCAGAGCCGTTTCAGAAGTACCGTCCTCATTCATCACAATTACAAAGTGCTGGTGAGTTTCTTCTATGTACTCACCCTCTCCGCCAACAACGTATTCCTTGTTGTCCTCAGAAGAACGCTCTGTTTTTGGGATGGTTTCCCCCGGAGCATAAATGGCCTGCGGAGCACCGCTTCCAACGCCTCTGGGAGCCCATTGAATGAACCGACGCTGATAGGCGCATGGAATGACTTTGATGCCGTCCTTGCCCGTGTAAACGTGCCCAGTGACGGTATTGTAGATGTCACCCTTGCGAGCAGTCTCATGCGTGTCCAGAAGCGGATCCAAACCCGACAGGATTTTAAGAAAAGGTAGCGCAAGATCTTCCTGCCCCATGTTCTCCATACCCATACCGGCATCAGCTTCAAACATAGTTGGATCAAAAGGGATTACTTCAGCAGATTTAGTTTCTGCAACTTTTTTGTTCTTATCAGCCATCTTATTTACTCCTCTTGATAACTGCTCGTTGTCCGACATAGGCTCCGAATAACTCCATCGGGAAGTCGTCACCATTTTCAACACGTTCCTTGACAAAGGCACGAAGCGTCTGCGGATGGATTTCCGTTTTCTGCTCCGCGTAGTGTCCTTCTTTTTCTGCAATGGCTTTGAAAGCCGACGCTTTATCGTCTTCGCCCCTGCCAAATTGACACGCAACGGTATTTTTAATGATGTCATCGTAACCTTTCTCCCGAAGCCACTCGTAAGCCACAGGTCTATTATCCACGAGTATAGATGCCCCGTAGGTTTGTTTAACGGTTACCTCTGAACCATCGTCTAGTTTCATTGAAGACAGACCAATTTCTGCAAGCATGGTCGGCAAGTCTTCATCCGTTAGTTTCATAAGACCTTTTTTTGCCTTCTTGAGGTCAGACTCAAGAGACGATATGTACTCTTCTTCATCTCGGATTTTGCGGGCCAGTTCGGCCACCGTTTGAAGACCAGCTTGGTCTAGCTTTTCTACACCGGAAGACAGGCTTTGTTCAAAGTCTTCTTCCATCTGATCAAAGATATCGCTCATCGCGTTTCTCCATCGTTGTTAAAGGCACCGTTTGGGCCTTGACAAATACTTATATATGCTTATATTGTCTCAGTGTCAAGGAGAAAATTATGGGAAAATACAAGTTTAAGACAAAACCGTTTGACCACCAGCGCAAGGCGCTTGAAGAGTCGTGGTCCGCGGAGTTCTATGCGCTGTTCATGGAGATGGGAACAGGCAAATCCAAGGTGGCTATTGATACAATGGGTATGTTGTATGAAGCCAAGGAACTTGGAGCGGTCCTTATCATTGCACCGAAAGGCGTCTATGACAACTGGGTAAAAGGTGAGATACCTACACATCTGCCAGACAGTATAGAGCGACTGATTGTGCGCTGGACGCCGTCTACCTCTAAGAAGTTTCAAGAAGAAATGAAAGAGATTGTATATCAGCCGTTTGACGGGCTAAAGATATTTGTAATGAACGTCGAGGCGTTGTCCACGCCGCGTGGTACGAAGGCCGCATATGCCTTCTTGGCTAAGAACCCCGCTAATATGGTGGTGGTAGATGAAAGCACGACGATCAAGAACCGTAAGGCTACTCGCACTAAGAATGTAATGATGCTGGCAAAGGACGCTAAGTACAAACGTATCCTGACCGGCTCGCCTGTTACTAAATCCCCTATGGATTTGTTTAGCCAGTGTGCGTTTCTGTCTTCTGATGCACTTGGTTTTAACAGTTACTATTCTTTTCAGAACCGCTACGCCATTGTACAAAAGCGCACGATGGGAGCCAGAAGCTTCCAAGAGATATCGGGCTACCGGCGGCTGGACGAGTTGAACGAGAAGCTTAACCGGTTCAGCAACCGCATACTCAAAGAAGAGTGCCTTGATCTGCCTGCCAAGATGTACATACGGCGTGATGTACCGTTGACCGCGGAGCAAGAGAAAGCTTACGTGCAGATGAAGAAGTTGGCATTGGCAAAGCTAGAAAATGGAGAATTAGCCACAACAGCTAGTGTCCTGACACAGATCATGCGCCTGCAACAGATATGTTGCGGTCATATACAATCTGATGACGGCGAGTTGGTTACCTTGGCAAGTAACAGATACAAGGAACTAATTGACGTAGCTGAAGAGTTACAGGGAAAAGCAATCATTTGGGCGACGTATACACACGACATCCAACAGATAGCTTCGGCCCTGCGCGACCGCTTTGGGCCCGAAGCGGTCGCAACCTATTACGGAGAGACGGCTCAAGATGAGCGGCAGGATATCGTGGACAAGTTCCAAGACAAGGACAGCCCGTTGCGCTTCTTTGTCGGTCAGCCGCGGACAGGGGGCTATGGTATTACCCTAACTGCCGCTAACACCGTGATATACTTTAGCAACAGCTATGATCTGGAGATCAGGTTGCAGTCTGAGGACAGGGCGCACCGCATCGGTCAGGACAAAAAGGTCACCTACATTGACCTAGTATCGCCTAAGACTATTGACGAGAAGATCTTGAAGGCTCTACGGGGCAAGATAGACCTAGCTGGTAAGGTGCTTGGCGAGGAGGCTAGGGCTTGGTTGGTCTAAAACAAAGACCCGATACCACCAAAGGCCGAAAAAAGCTGCGCCTGATAAGGATTTGTACTAGGAAAGGCTTGACCGGAGCTTACGCCGCCTCCGGGCCCCACTCCTAGCAGGTTAGCCCCTTGAACCGGAGCCATCATGGTCGGGTTACCGCCGGTTTGAATTACGTTGTTTAGATAATCCGTTAAGGCTTTTGGCTTCACGTCACGATTCGCTAAACGGCCTTGAGCTTGTTGAACTAACCTGTCCGGGGATAAAGTTCCCGGTCCGTAATCTCGTTGACCGCCCATACCGGGATTAAAATAGTCTTGAGCGCTCTTTCCAAAATCTGGTTGCACAGTTTCATTACCGATATTAGGGCCTGCCCCCAATAAATTGGTTATCTGTAGGTTTTGTTGTCCAATCAAGTCTTGTCCTGTTGTCGGAATCGTAAAACCAAAACTCCGCTCTTGATTTAGTTCCGGCGGCTCAAACCCTACCTTCGGAAGCGGTTCCATCTGTCCGGGGCCAAAGGTTTCTCCGGGCAAATCAAAGCCAACGGACCCCATGCCCCCACCGCCACTAGACGGGTCTATGCCAAACTCTTGATAGGCAGCGTTTTCAACCATTTCCAGAAACGGATCAACACGTTGCTGATCTATCTGGTTACCCAAGTAATCTCCAAGGGGCTCCAACAACGAAACGATGCCGCCTTGATTGAAGCGTCTAACATATTTAAAACCATATTTGTCATTTTCAAGATCAACATCAGGAGAAAGAGCTCCCCCTAAAAAATCCACGCTCAATTCTTTTGGAGAAACGGCTTCTTCATACACGTTTTGAAGATTTAAGGTATTTGGTTCACGATTATATAAATTTTGGTTATTAACAGAACTAAGGCGCTTTTGTAAACCGTCACTCCTCCTGTTGTATTCGGGCATAGTAGGAGGAAAGTTGGCTAAAATTCTGTCATCTACTCGTCTTTTATTAATTGCATCGTCCACTCCAACGACGGCTTGTGGGGCAATACTGGCTACACCAAAATCTTTTTGAACATCTATAGGTGGCCTCTCCGGTCCAGACTTATAAATGTCTTCAGCGATTTGAGAAGTGAACGGCCCCGTATATACCTCTGCCTTTTGTGGCGGAGGAGCGGTAGTCGATACTTGATCCATTGTTGCTTGTTGAGCCGGAGGCAATGAAGGAGGTGGAACAGCCGCTGCTCGGCGGCCACCGCGGATAGGTTCTTGAGCGTCTGCACGTTGGTTTTGTTCAGAATTGGAATTGGAATTGGAACCACCTCCAGAATTTCCTCCACCATCACCGCCAAAGCAATAGAACTTAGACTCAAACGCGTTTAAGTGTTCAAAATCAGGAAACGGAGCATCGGACCACAGTTTTTTCTTAAACACAGCTATGCCTCCGTCCTATGATGTCCTCTTGTACGCCTGTAGCGTAGCCCTTTTTCTTACCATTCATCTGCCGCAGGAAGGTAGCCCCGTCATACGGATACACTTCGATGTAGCGACTTGTTAACTCCTGTTGAGCAAACCGACCTATCTTTAGCGCGTTGTTGTACGGCGCAATAAAGTCGATGACATACAGCTTACCGGCTCGTGGTCCGTAGTCCCAATCCTCTGGTTGAAGCTTGCGTGTACCGTCTTCGTACCCAGCCGCAGCCTCTTTTGTCAGGAACGCATGGCTGAACAGGCCCGTGGGCCGTGGAAAGATTTGCGTCTTACAAGTCAGCTTGTCCTCGTACACTACCGTCATCTTCTTTGCTTTGACGGCGGG